TGACAGTATTAAAATCAGCATTAATTTGAGCTTGAAGATCAGCAGCAGGATCACTATTTACTATATCTTTCTTTTTAGCCATTAGAATCGCACCATAACAATGTAAAGATAAACTTGATTACCTTTCTTGGTGTTTATGTCATAAATCTGTGCAGTTCTTAACTGCCCATCATAAGTAAGTTTTATCTTATCTTGGAACGTAATTTGATTATCACCAATCAAATCTGGAGTTATGTAAATTTTAGCTCTTCTAATTTCTTGCCCTTCCTCTTCCTCGGATTGAATAAATTCAAGTGGAACTTTAATATCTGAATAAGTTGTATTTATGCTTACAAGTTCACCATTATCTACATCATATTCTTGAACTCCTTTTTTTATAAAAGTAATTGTGTGATTAAAAGAATCACCTAAAGTTGCAACAACACTTTTAGCAACATTTTTAAATACTGAGTCTAA